TAACATGTTCCTGGTAAGTATTTCATGTATGTGTTTATTAACTTTTCAGTTACAGGTTCTCCTGTAAGTCTGAATATCTTATGTTCCCTTAACTTATTATGTAGAAACTTTTGGATAGGCTTGAGAAGCATTGTTTTATACGGTGCTTCTTTTGTTATTATCCTGACTTTGAGAGCTTCTCTTAATGCCACGGGTGCTGCAAATGGAAATTCCTTTGCTGCTTCCTTTCTTATACGAGAATATAAAATCTCATATCTATTTTGCAATAGATTGTCTGAGACTATGTTTTCATCGTATTCGAGGAGGCCCCCGTGCATCCTGAGATCTCCCATTATGTCCGTATTATCGTCTAGATTGAAGGTACCTGCTCCATCAAGCTTAACAGAGATATTATTCTCTCTAGCATGGTAAAGCAATCCAAGCGCGCCAAGGCCGCTACGTCCTAGGACGTAGTTACCTGACGTGCTTGGGAAGAACATTTTGAACCTATCCTCATTGGTATATTTTATATCTTTGGGGAAAAGTTCTTCTACGGTTCTTCTTACTTGGGCCTTCATACTATTTTCATCTAGAACCCAGTGTGCTTGGACGGTTGGCCAATTACTAGATTGTTCATCATCTTCAGTTATTGCACTGGCAAATTTCTTTTGCCAGTAGTCGATTTTATCACTAAAACCTGCAATTTTTGAATGATGTTTCCGAACTTTCTCGTAAAAGTCTTTTCCGCCGACATAACTAGGTGTAAGTGGAGATTGTTCTGTTGTTATCGTTTCAAGAAATTCTTTAAGTTTTTCTTCTGCGAAAGCTTCAGACGGTCTCTCTAGCCCCTTACCTATACGTAATATCGTTTCTACAAAAGTTTGCGCCTGTCTTTCGCGCTTAGGGTCTTGAAGAAGATCTTTGATTCTTTTACCGATAATTGTTCCACAAAGGTATTTGCCCTCTCTCTCCTTATTTGTTTCTAGGAATTCTAATCCCGCTTTAATAGGCGGGAATTCCTGGGACCAAAAGGAAGAGAATAAGGCGACCGTCTTCCATTTAAGATAATCTATCGTCTTTTGCTCTGTAATAGGCATTAGACGTTTAGTTATCTCTTCCTGAATCTTCTCAGCAGGGAATTTCTCTGCTTGTTGAAGATTCAATTGGAAGTATGGGATGGAACATATTAATTTAAGACAATCGGTAAAGGAGGTGATTAACCTGGAGCAATTTTCTACCATGAGGCTCGTATTCATTTATGTGCTG